TGTCCTTGTCGGTCTCGACCGTGATGTCTCTCCGACTGCCGATGGCGAACGCTTCCTTGCGCGTGTACAGCATGACCGTCTTGTCAACGGTCGTGCCGTCATAGACACCAGCGGCGTTCAGGTTTTCCCGGTTCTTCGGCGAAGTGATCACCGGCGAACCTGCCAGAATTGCGACCTGGCCCGTCAGGATGGACGCCTTGTCGGCGACCTTATCCATCGTGACCACCAGCGCATTACCGCTCTCGTCCTTCAGATTGAGCAGTTTGATGGCCAACTTCGGCCCAACCGTCCAGAAGCATTCCTCCGGCTCGGCGTAGTCACCGAGCTTCTGCATCACGCGGAGAATAGTCTGGAGATTGAAGGTCGCAAGGTCAACCGTCCGGGACGAACCCGCGAGGGCTGTCTTCCGCAGACCCTTCCAGAGCTTGCGGGCGTCCGTGGCTGAGACCACGTCCGAGTCCATGTGGGTCCCGGTGACATCGCCGTTCCCTATGGCGTCCTCGGTGCCCCTGTAGAGCGCGTTGACCACGTCCTTCTTCAGCTGCGGGAGAAGCGCGATTATCGAATCCTCCTCCAGTGTGTAGCTGAAGGGGATATAAACGCACAGTTCCTCCGCCGTGAGAGTGGACTTCCCGGTGTTCGGATTGCTCGCAGTGATGTTCGTGTTCTCCACTCCCTTGAAGGCCGTGGCGAATCCGTTGATCCTGTAGAACTCCATCGGGCTTCTCGTCATGGTGATGCGCGGGAAAAGATTCTCCTGCGCCAGGCGGAACTTGCGCTCCACCAGCTCGACGAGATAATCCGAGACCTGGGTGGGAACCCAGTTGGCGCCGGAAGTGGCCGTCGCCGTGTCCATCGCCTTGCCGAGCTCGGACTTCTGGATGAAGTCCATCGTCTCCTGCCAGAGATTGAACTGGCGCGGGTCCCTCTTCATCAAGATCGACAGGAGATAACAGTCATCCATCTTCTGCTGCGCTTTCTTGATGGTGGGATTCTTGTCCCACGCTGAGGACTTGTGGAGCTCCACAAGCGATCCCGGCTTCTCATGGTCGAAGTAGTCGTCCGTCTCGTTGCGCGACTTCCGCACGATCGGGTCGAGGCCGTTGATGCTCTTCATCAGATCGGCGATCATCGCTTCGGCCTTCTCGATCGTGAGCGCGCTCATCTGCGTTTTCTTGACCTGTTCAAGTAGGTCCTTGTAGTTTTCTGTGATTTGAATAGGCATTCTATTTCACCACCTTCCGATTTTTAGAATCTTCGCCCGCAGTGCGACTACTTGCTCATTGCGGTTATCTTGTCTATTCTATCCTTAGCAGGCTTCAACAGCTTCTCGAAGTCCTCCACCGTCACGATCTTGTTTGCTTCCGCAACCAATGCCTCGATTTCGGTTTTGGTGACACCGCCATCCTCTTTCGATTCGGCAGCGCTTCCCTCAGCGTACTTCAACAGCTCCTGAAGAACGGAGATAGCCTGTTCGATTTTCGCCTTGCTCAGGGCCGACAGAGCGGCGCCGCGCTTTTCTATACCCTCGACCTCCTGTTCGGATTTGAGGGTCTCCGCGATGCTCTCCGCGACCGCGATCATTGCCTTTTCCATAGGAGAAGAGGACTTGGCTGATTCCGCTTGGCCGAGAACCTTCGCCAATGATTCGGCGATTGCCTGAAGTCCCTTCTTCAATGCTTCATCCTCAAGCTTGTCCGCATATCCTCTGAGTTTTGTGAGGACGCCCTTGAGTTCCTCGGCATCGAGAGCGGCCTTCGCTTTCGCCTCGGCATCCGCTTTGGCTTTGGCAACGGCAGCTTCCTCATCAGCCTTTTTCTTCTTCTCAACTTCTTCCGCCTCAAGCTCGTCCTTGGTTTTCCCCATAGTCTGATCACCTCCCTTGTCATCAGATTTTCGGAGAAGGAACGCTCTCCGGTTAGCGGGAAATTTCACGAGCGCTACCTTTCGGATTACCATGTCACTGAGTTCATTGGCTGACACCTGAGCGGCTACCCTTCCAGGCAGCCGGCCCGGACTTCGAACGGCGCCGCCCTCCATCGAATAGCCGTTGATCTCGCCTTTCTCGATGCTACCCCAGAGGATGTCTGGTATGCGCACCGCCAGGATCCATGAGCCCTTTTTGACAGGTTGCCCTCCGATGCGAATGTCTTCAGGAGCGACATAAGACTCAGACAATGCGACCTTGTGATAGGTCCCCTCGTGCTCGATGTTGAATTCCTGGTATTTCTCGGCGAACAGGTGGGCCGCTTTCTCTATCTCTTCCGGTGACGCGAAGTCGCCCTGGCTGTCAACGACATAAGGCTCGTAGACCACGCCGTAGACGATGTGCTCGGATGCGGCTTTCCTGATGCACAACAGGCATTCTCCGGTCTCGCAGCCTCCGCAGGGATTGAGGAAAGCGACATCGCAGGTAAGCTCTCCGGCTTTTGCAACTGACTCCTGCAGAGGTATGAAGTCCCGGATCTCGTAGAGATAGAACTCACGCGCATCTGGCCATAATTGCTTGCGTTCCTCATGCGATATGCCATGCCGCTTTTGAGTGCGCTGGAATTCATTCAGGTCAATCCTCTTGGGAGCCCGGCAACGGACATAGCCAAGAATGGAATCGTCCTGCTTCAGCACATGGAACTCATCGAGATTTCGTTTGTTGACATCAATCACCGCAGTCAAGAGGCTCTTAGAGATTCCTCCGGCAAGCGACTCAGGCATGTATATAAAACGCATCGGCTCTGTTATCACTTCGGCGAATGCCTTGAGATACAATTCCTTAGCATCATCCTCCCATCCTTCGGGGTCAAATGTCACGGTCCCGCGCTTCAGAATCTCGGTGAGCAAGGGGATAGCAAAACGCGAGTCCTTGACGATGCGCCATTCGGCCATCAGCTCCACGTCGGACATCTTCTCGGGATGATAGGGGAGAGCCGCCTTTGCCGCTTGCGCCATATCCGCAAACTGGAACTCATCTTTATGTTCATTCCACCATGCCTTTGCCTGTTCTTCGGTGAACATCGCTCTGTCAAAGCGGATCGCCTGAATCACAATCTCGCCATCGGCATTTTCGCCTTTTACATAGGAGACCCCCGGTGTTTTGGATTTCTCTCTGAAATAGGTTGTCTCTCCCCAACCATCCACCATTATCGCGCTCGGTGGCAGCAGCCTAAACCGTCCCTCGTTCTTCGTGGAGTTCGGGTCGAAAGCGAAGGGCCGTTTTCCCCCGCGCTCCCATGCCTGAGTATCCTTCTTCACCCATTCGCCCTTATCGTCCTTCTCGTATCCCGCATTCTTCACCGCGGCCCATGCGACTGCGGAGGCATAACCCTCCCGGCTGTCTATCGTGGTCTGCGCCGGATCGAATGACTCATAGGCGGAATTGAAGGCCGCTATCCATATCGCCTGAGCGTCTTTCGGCAGGGCCTTGATCTGATCGGGCGGCTTATCGGGTGAGTACGGCATTACGCTGGTTCCTCATAATCTCTGCTTCGACTTTTTCCGCTCTGATTCTTCTTCTCGGCCTATCTTGCCGCATGATTCCTCCGTTGCTTTTTCCTCTGCCTTCTCTTCCTCTCGTTCAGCGCGTGAACCCAATTGGCTTTCGTATCTATCTTCCGGGCGAATGTTCTGCGAGAACTCATGCCATCGCCGCCTTCAGACTGCATCGGCAATTAGGATGTAAGGGCGGCCCATCCACCGGCCCGAACTCACGGCCATCGAACATCTCATCGAGCGGTATAGGCCCATCGCCTGCTATCTCCGCGCAGACCTCACAGCATGCACCGCCGACAAGCCACTCCTTGCCTGAGACAACACCCGACTGCCGCCATGCCTCAAGAGTCGCATCATTCGAGGCCCTTATCGTCTCGCTCCGGGCGATCATCCTCGCGTGGGCGGCGTTCCCTTCCGTGTAGTCCGAGAATACCGCTGTCACACGCTTGGCCATTGACTCCATGCTCTCACCGAGCTTGTAGCCTTCCTGTAATTCGGCAGAGAGCGCATCACGCAGGGTCTTCAGCACGCCCTTTGCACCGAAGTACTCGTTGACATGCCGCCGTATCACGCCGAGCGCTCTCGGGTCATAGAGATTGAACGAGCGCCCAAGTCCTATGTCCGCAAGCGCATCATCGCCCATCTCCTTAGCGGCATCCTTGAGATACGGCTCCATGGCCGTGATGAGAAGGTTGCCCTGTTCGTCAAGGTCGAAGAGAAATCGCTCAATCGGTAGAGGCATCGTTCCTTGTTCCTCCGAGCGTGTCGCTTGGTTCGACAAAGTAGTAGTAAGCCTTGTGATAACCTTCGCCGTGCTGATAGAGCTTGACCTTTCTGCCTAAAGGGATCGCGCCTGCTATTTCACGATAGGAATCAAGCTCGACAACCCCATCGTCGAATTGGAGAAGTATGTTCCCGTCGGCGACTCCTCCGCAGCCATCAGCGCTTCCCTGCGATTTCGTGACCGACATGATTCTGCCCTCGTGGATGAACCCGTTCAGGCGCTTCTCATCCCAGGATATGGGCTTGGTCACGCCGAAGACCCATCC